CCGATGCGCTTCGCAACATAGTCATCGTCATCGGGATTGAGTGTGCAGTTAGGATACTGCTCAAGGATGACAGGATTTTTATCAGTGTCGTAGAAATCACGAACCTGAACTGTAAACGTTCCGTATGGATTTGCAGGATCACTTGACTTAGCGAGTGTGCTGATTGATACCTTGTACTTCTGTGATGTGTTTGCACCATCATTCAGCGTTTCAAAGTAGAAGAGATCATATTCACTTGAGCCATAAGGTTGTGAGATGAAGTACGTCGTCTTTGCTGATGAATACCGGGTATCAAATCGACCAAAAGCGTCTCTAAAGGTTTGTGAGGTGTCACCTGACGCAGCTGATGTGTTTGCAGATCCCGACAGGACTGCAACAGCACCGCTGTCGGTTGATGTGATTGCAACCTCAGCCTCGACGGGGAAATCGGCGTAAAGTAGATGCTCTTCTGCCTCAAAACGCGCCGGATCAGTGTTGAGTATGTTGCCAATGTAGGCTGTATCAGCAGGATCGAGAGATGCTGTCAAGATCCTGATGCCTGTCTGACCGTCACCTGTAGAGAATGAGGGTGAGGAGCTAGAGATGACAAGCTTGAACTTTCTATAGAGATTGCTGCTTAGTGTGCCGTCAATTGTCGCGTTATCATCAACTGTGTTTGCAACAGAATAGTTTTGATTGTAGTCAAGAACCTGCAGGCGCGTGCCCGATGCAAGCAACACCATGCCACGAACTAAGTTGACAAAGCTGTCGCCCGATGCAACGCTGAAGCTGTTGTTGTCTGTAAAGATTGGATAGCCTACATCTGCTGATGCTGACACCCAGTGTTTTGCCGTGATATATTGAACCGCACCTTTGTGGCGTGCATCTGTGCCAACTGCGGGGGTCGTTCCCTTGATGAAGAAGCCCGCGTTCTTAACCGTTCCCTGTGTTGTAGTTGTTGAAAAATCCGATGTTGTTGAGTTCGCGCCGCATCCAAGCACTCTGACGAATGTAAGCGCTGTGCCGTTCTGTAGGTACTGACTGGCCCCCTGTAGGCCTACGTCAGATGCGCGGGGAGCGCCAAAAACTTGCTGAAGCTGTGCTGCATTGCCCACCGTCACTGGGACGAACGCAGGGCCGATTTCTGCTGTTCCAATCACACCGACTGGAACGCCCGATACACCTGGTGTTGCGGGAGATGATAAATCAATCTCTTGCTCAAAGAACCCAGGCGACCTAAAAGTTGTCTCTGCCATCATTACTCCGACTTCAAAGCCGAATATAACTATCCTGTCAAACTTCTAAATGCTCAGTCGAGAGTATCTATCTTACGGATCTTCTGCGCCGTAAGTATTGTTTCACCCGCTTTTGCAACTCTTGACGTCACCTTTAGGTATTTAGGCTGCTGCTGACCTGAGAAGGGATTAGTGACGTTCTCGATGACACGAAGTGGCTCAGCCCCTCTGTTCTCAACTTGCTGACCATTCTTATTGAGAACTTCTACATCTGTGAGTGTAAACTTATCGATGTTGTCTTTTGTCTTATTGCCTTGCACTTCGTTGACAAGCTGTGCATTCTGCTCCCATATCTCAAAGTTGATCTGAGGAGCACTAATAAATCTTCTGAATGGTGAGGGCAGACCTGGGTGCTCAGGTGCGATAATATAACCTGGAACCTTGATGTCAAATCCTACTTTTATGATACGCTCATCGTTTGTGAACTCTTCCAAGTTGTCTGAGTTGGAGAAGGTGTTCTGCACAAATGCAGTGAACGTGTAACCCTTGTCAGTCTCAAGTAGAAACTCGGGTGATGGGCCACTAAACTTCATCATCAGTGTCTCGATCAGCTGGTTCATCTGCTGCATATACTGCGTCCAAAAAATGACGTTGTATGTGATGCCTACAAACTTTGGATAAGGTACAGTAATAAACTCATAGATGTTGTTAGTGAGATCATTAGAAAGTGGTGTATATTTTGACGTGCTTCTAAATGATAGAGGTGGGCCTTGGCGACGCGACGCAACTGTGCCTTCAACAGCTTGAGTGCCTGGTGTTGTTGACGTGTCAGAGATGTGGCTCCTTGTCGCAACATCCTTCTGGTTCATCAAATTGAGATTGTTGACCAGCTTCTGGTAGTCACGATCGCCTGCATCCAGCTTCTTCTTTATGTAGTAGTCGCCTGTCTGTCTAATGCTAATTGCCGTGCCAAAGACGTCTGCCTGCGTCTTGTGACCAATGGAACCGCGTTTTATTGAAATGAGAGGTAAGATCAATGTATTGTTCTTATCACGTAGCGGATTATCACGACGTGTTAGTGCAAAACGTTCACCTGACGCAAAGATGACAGGAACACGTGTTGTCTGATTATTGACTTTTGTCTCAAATGCCAGCTTCTTGTCAAACAGAGTAAAAATTGCACGATCGATATCCTCTATTCCAACGGGAGGAATAGAAAAATCGTCCGGGACGTTGGTGCCTTCATATCCTGTCTTTATTTTATCTGCCATCTTATGTCTCGTCGTAGAATGCTGAGCCTACGTTCTCTGGATCACCGCTTGGTGACACCTCAGCAGGTCCGGTAAGCGGCGCGTCCAACACACCTGTCCTCTGTAGATCTCGAACATCGCCTGTCTTTCCAAGCCTGTTCTCTTCAAATCCACGTTGTTGAACAAAGGTTGTCTGCACGGCATCTGGATCTGAGTATGCTTCTGATGTTGGGCCAAAAACTTTGGTGATAAATTGTCCTTTACGTGCCTGCTTACCCGACACTGTCACGTAACTTTTGTGCTCGATCTGTCCAAAGATGACGTCTGATCTGGGTGCCTTGATTATTTCAAAGAATGTCTCGCCATACGAGAAAAAGTCACCCTCTCTAACATCTATCTGCTTGTCAATCAGATCTCTTTCTTGTATGTAGCACTCGATGTTGTAGTATTCTTCCGACCCAAATCGATTCGTCTTTACCTCTTGCCCTGAGTACTTGACAAGTGCATCGATCTCTATTGGGTTCTCAAAGATCTTGTTGGGCGCCTCTTCGTAGACGTCGTGCACTCTCGACTTGATCTCTGAGATTGAGTAGTAGTAGATCTTCTGGCCAATGACGTCTTTAACGACTTCTTTCATGATGTCGTTGATAAAGTTAAGCTCTCGCTCTGTTACAAAGAGGCGTGCCATTCATCACCCCGTGAAGATTGCTTTGCCGTTGGGCGGTGGTATAAACTTTAACTGCTTACTCAAGTTTTCTGACCTGGTCGCTTGCTGCTCGATCAGTTTGTCGTAGGTCATAGTGTCGAGCATCTCTTTCAACTTTGTGATGAACTCTTTCCTATCTTCTCGTCCCTTTGAGACGAGGTCAGCACCGTTTAGTGTGACGTTGCCACCTGGCACAGGAAGAGTTCCCATCTTGCTACGGATGTACCCAAGTGTCTCCATTGATAACGCGAGCGTGTATTGTCGGATCCACTGCCTGCCAATTGAGTTGATACGATTGAACTGCAAGTTACCAAAGGGGATATTTGACAAGTTTGACACGCCGTAGATCGATCTATCACTAAAAGCCGGATTTAGTGGATCTTGCATGAACTTTACGCGTATGAACAGGCGTGGCATTGGAAAAGTATTCTGGGTTGGTAAAGGATAAATTCTTATCTTAGTACCAATGATCTTGTAGGAGTAATTTGAGCGTCGAACACGATTTGAGAGATCAAGCTGACCTGCTCTGAGAATGTCTTCAAACACTGGGAGCACGTAGAAGATCGTCTCAGGCGTGAACGATTCAAATGAGAAAGCATTATTCAAGTAGTTAATAGCTGAGGTCGTGTCGAAGAAGCGGTATGCAGCCTGTGGTGAAAAGTGAAATACTTCACTAATCCTCATCTTACCACCCATGGTATTTAGAGCTGAGTTAATGACTGGTGTGTTAGTGCTGTCTACAAGCTCTGTATAGATGTCGTAATCCTGGCGTCCTACTTCAAGTGGTATAGATCCTGAGATTTGATTGTAGGCTCCGCCGACATCTGCTTCAGATGCGTAGGGTTCTGCAAAGCGTGTTAGAAACTCAAGGCTTTCACGTGGGTATAATTGTTCTGATCCCGAAAGCGTTCCTGTAGCATAGCCAAGCCAGTTGACAAGCTGGCTTTTTGCTTGGTACTGATTAAGAATTGAACCGTACTCAAAGCATGCTTCCTCAAAGTTCGCCCAGATCTGCTTCTTGGTTAGCTCAACAGATAAGATGTCATCGCCAAGACGACGCTTGACGAACACAATCATCTTGTCTGCTTCTGTTATGAAGTCAGATTCGAGGTCAAAAACTCCGAAAGGTGTCGGATTTGCTGTTGTTGCGAATGTAGACATCAGACACGCCCTTGCTCTATACTAAGTATCGAGCAAGACGTGTTGTGCCTGCATCAAGCTTTTCGACGCTTCTTTGAGATCTCAATAGCAGCAAGCTGTCGCAGAGCACCTGACTTAGTATCGTGAGTTCCCAATCTTTTACCACCTTTCTTGGGATACACGGCCCACTTTCCACCAGGAAGTGAAACTAACCTCTCATTCAGGATAGCTCTCACAATCTTCCTGATGAGCTCTTCAGTCATCTGCGCTTTTTCTTGTTGTTGCTAAAGTTATTTTGTGTTACGACCTTGACAGGAGCGGGAACTTCTGCGTCCTTTGCGTCTTCTATAGCTTCCTGCTCTGCTGTCAATACGACTTGATCAACATCATCGTCAGAGATTGTTGCGACTGTCTCAGTTAGTTCAACTGCTGCCGCAGCTGCAGCAACGTGTATGTCGGTAATATCTGACACTTCTTCCACAGATGACACAGCTTCTGGTGCTGTTACTTGCTCATTTTGCATCCGACGGGCTTCTTTCTGCCACCAACGACGTCCCATAAATCTTTCTCCTATGCTCTAAATATCACTCTCTGCTGTTTCTGTTAAATTGTCTATTTTAGTGTATTGATCATTGTATTTTTATTGATCATGCAATCTGCATTATCTGATGCTGCTCTGATGATTTATTGATGCTGCATCCAAAACAAAACGGCCACCCCGAAGGGTGGCCGCCTGTTTGCCTTATCGGCTAGAACATCAGATGATGTTCATGTCGAGGCAGGT